CACAAAGGACTCCCGGCCGCGCCCCGCCGCGGGCCGCAAAAAGGCGCTTTTTGCCGCAAAATCGCGCAAAATCGCGCAAAATCGCTCCAAATCTCGCCAAATCTCGCTAAAACTTTGCTAAATTTTAATTATAGGAATATATACTAATATTTTGGCTTGTGAGAGCAGAGTCACCCAAGCGGGTAAACTTATAAGCAAAGGTTATTGCTGCTCTTAGAGACGAAAATATAGGCTTTAAACGATATAAGCACATTAAAAGAAAGGACAATATGCAAAAACAAAACGGTGGCAGACCCACAATTTTACCTAAGATGTATGAAGAACCGCTATTTAGTCAAATCATTGATAAAATTGAATCAGGCTGTAATGACAGAGAAATCTACACCAGTTTGCATTGTTCTGCTAAAACTTTTAGGAAGTGGCGAGATGACAATATAAAGGCGTATGACGAAGCTAAAAGCATTGCTAGGGGAAATCTATTAGAACTAGCTGAGAGTGCCTTAGCGAGCAAACTGACAGTCAGAACGCTAAAAGAAACAGAAACAATCTATGACGCTGACGGAAACGTTGAAAAAGTAAAGGTTAAAGAAAAAGAGATGGATAAAGATAGCTTAGTAGCGATGATGGTTGCTAAGGCCGGAAACCCTGAACTTTATAACCCTACTGAATGGCGGAGATTACAACAAGAAGAATCAAGCGCTCATGATCTTAAAGCTAAAATTGAAGAACTTGATGACTATAAACTAAGTAAGTATAAAACGCCAGAAATCGAAGTCCCAGAGGGGTTTGAATAAATGTATTATTTAAATAAAATGCTAGAAAGCAATAAAGAGAATGGCGTTATTATTAATAAATACATTCGTAAGACTATTCAGAAGCAAATACGTATTCATAACAAATATATTTATCGCTATGACCGTGTTACACAAGCTATTGAATGGATACAAGATAACTTCTATTTGACTACTGGTAACCTGATGAAAATCGAGCTACTTCCAACACAGCGCTGGTGGTACGAGTTAATGCTTGGCTATGATATGGTTGATGAAAAAGGCGTTCAGGTCAACCTAGTTAATGAGGTTTTCCTTAATTTAGGTCGTGGATCAGGTAAGTCAAGTTTAATGGCTACAAGAGTGCTTAACTGGATGATTTTAGGCGGACAATATGGTGGAGAGAGCTTAGTTATTGCATATGATAATACACAGGCTAGACACGTATTTGACCAAGTTCGGAATCAAACGGAAGCAAGCGATACATTAAGAGTGTACAACGAAAACAAGATTTTCAAGAGCACGAAACAAGGGCTAGTATTTACTTCCTTTAAAACCACTTTCAAAAAGCAAACAAATGATACTTTGCGAGCGCAAGGTGGTAACAGTTCTCTTAATATATTTGATGAAGTCCATACCTATGGCGAAGATATAACAGAATCAGTCAATAAAGGTTCACGTCAAAAACAAGACAACTGGCAAAGTATTTACATCACTTCAGGAGGACTTAAACGCGACGGGCTTTATGATAAGCTTGTTGAACGCTTCAAATCAGAAGAAGAATTTTACAATGATAGGTCGTTCGGCTTGCTTTACATGCTAGAAAATCATGAGCAGGTCAAAGATAAGAAGAATTGGACTATGGCATTGCCTCTTATTGGTAACGTTCCTAAGTGGTCAGGAGTTATTGAGGAGTACGAACTTGCGCAAGGAGACCCAGCGTTACAGAATAAGTTCTTAGCGTTTAATATGGGCTTGCCTATGCAGGATACAGCTTACTACTTCACTCCGCAAGATACTAAACTAACAGACTTTAATTTATCTGTATTTAATAAAAATAGAACTTATGTCGGAATTGACCTATCCTTAATTGGAGATTTAACCGCTGTGTCGTTCGTTTGTGAGTTAGAGGGTAAAACTTACAGCCACACACTTACATTCTCTGTACGGTCGCAATATGAGCAACTAGACACAGAACAACAAGAACTATGGACTGAATTTGTTGACAGAGGCGAACTAATATTACTTGATACGGAATATATCAATGTAAATGACTTAATACCGTATATCAACGACTTTAGAACTAAGACAGGGTGCAGACTTAGAAAAATCGGATACGACCCAGCTCGCTATGAGATTTTAAAAGGGTTGATTGAGCGTTACTTCTTTGATAAAGACGGAGATAACCAAAGAGCAATTCGACAAGGTTTCTCGATGAATGACTATATTAAGTTATTAAAATCTAAATTAGTGGAAAATAAACTTATCCATAATCAAAAAGTCATGCAGTGGGCTTTAAATAATACTGCTGTTAAAATCGGACAAAGTGGGGACTATATGTATACTAAAAAACTTGAAAAAGATAAAATTGACCCTACTGTTGCTTTGACAATGGCTTTAGAAATGGCGGTGTCAGATGAAGTATAATGTTGACACAGTTCGAGAAAGTGGTTGGTACAATAAAAAAGAATGGCTGGCTGTTCGTGATTATGTAAGACAACGCGACAAAATGACTTGCGTAAGATGTGGCGCATTCGGTGCTAAAAAATACGAAGTAGACCATATTATAGAGCTAACGTGGGAAAATCTTGATGATTGGAAAATAGCGCTGAACCCTGATAACCTACAACTCCTTTGTAAGTCTTGCCATAACAAGAAAACAGGCGAGTATAAACGAGGGAAGGGCGTGAGTTTATGGTAGAAAGGGGAAAAATTGAACTTATTCGGAAAAGTAGTAACATTTTCACGTGGAAAACTAAACAATGATACTCAAAGAGTCACAGCTTGGCAAAACGAAGCAGTAGAATATACAAGTGCCTTTGTGACTAATATTCACAATAAAATTGCTAATGAAATAACAAAAGTAGAATTTAATCATGTAAAATATAAAAAAGATGAGGCTGGTTCTGATCCTTTGATTAGTAGGGCAGGTTCTGATTTAGATGAGGTCCTCAATTGGAGCCCTAAGGGCGAACACAATAGCATGGAGTTTTGGCAGAAAGTAATTAAAAAGTTACTATGCACGCGCTATGTTGACCTGTACCCTATATTTGACCGTGAAACGGGCGATCTAGCAGACTTACTGCTTACTAATGATGGAAAAGAATATAAACCTGAAGAATTAGTAAGGCTTGTCAGTCCTTTTTATATCAATGAAGACACAAGTATTTTAGACAATGCTCTAGCTAGTATTCAAACTAAGCTGGAACAAGGTAAATTGCGTGGCTTGTTGAAAATTAACGCCTTTCTTGACATTGATAATACACAGGAGTATCGAGAAAAAGCCTTAACAACAATAAAGAATATGCAAGAGGGTTCGAGTTACAACGGTTTGACGCCAGTTGATAACAAGACGGAAATTGTAGAACTTAAAAAAGATTATTCTGTTTTAAATAAAGATGAAATTGACCTTATTAAATCTGAACTTTTGACAGGTTACTTTATGAATGAAAATATTTTGCTTGGTACTGCTACGCAAGAACAACAAATTTATTTTTACAACTCTACTATCATTCCTTTACTGATTCAACTTGAAAAGGAACTGACTTATAAACTGATTTCAACAGGCCGCAGACGAATAAATAAGGATAATTTATATTATGAACGCATAATCGTAGATAACCAGCTATTTAAGTTTGCAACTTTGAAAGAATTAATTGACTTGTATCATGAAAATATTAACGCTCCTATTTTTACAGTAAATCAACTTCTTGTTAAAATGGGCGAGCAACCGATCGAGGGTGGAGATATTTACATAACTAACCTTAATGCGGTTGCTGTTAACAGTCTAAGTGACCTACAAGGCAGTAGAAAGGACGTAACAAGCACAGATGAAACTAATAACCAATAGTGCTGAAATTAAAGTGACTGAAAACGAGGACGGTTCTAAGTCGTTCCAAGGTATTGGGTCAGAAGTTGGTGTAGAGAACCTTAATGGTATTATCTTGACCCCTAATTGTATTGAGTTTGCTAGAGAACGATATCCATTGCTATATGAACATGGTTCAGGCTCAAGCGAAGTCATTGGGGACGCAAAAGTTTATTATGATTTGGCTTCTAATAAATACCTGACTGACTTCACGCTTTACGACAACGCACCAAACATTAATAAGGCTGTGGAAAATGGCGCTTTTGATTCACTATCAATCGCCTATTACATCACAGATTATACTTTTGATGAAAGTGACGCTCTAGTTGTAAATAAAGCACAGTTTAAAGAGATTTCTCTTGTTTCAGTACCAGCAGACCCTAACGCAAAATTTATTCAAAACGCGCTAGGCGAAGAACTTACAGAAGAACGCAACAAAATTATTGAAAGCCGAAACGCTTTGAAAGAAATTGAGGATATTAAAAAGAAATATGAATAAACCTGATTTAATCGAAAAACAAAATCGCTTGGCAGAACTTAAAGAAAATAATGTATCTTTAAAATCTCAAATTAGTGGCTTTGAAGTAAAAAACGCAATTGAAGACTTGCCAAAAGTACAAGAATTAGAAAAAACACTTTCAGAAAATTCAATTGAAATTATCAAAATTGAGAATGAACTTAACGCACAGGAAGAAAAACCAAAAGGAAAAGCTAAAATGAAAAACTTTATTGAATCACAAAACGCTGTAACAGAATTTTTTGATGTATTGAAAAAGAACTCTGGAAAATCAGAAATTAAAAACGCTTGGAGTGCAAAACTTGCTGAAAATGGTGTAACTATCACAGATACAACTTTCCAACTTCCACGTAAATTGGTTGAGTCAATTAACACAGCTTTGTTAAATACTAACCCAGTATTCAGGGTATTCCATGTCACAAATGTCGGTGCTTTGCTCGTATCACGCTCTTTTGATTCATCAAATGAAGCACAAGTCCACAAAGACGGACAAACAAAAACAGAGCAGGCAGCAACACTCACTATTGATACTCTTGAGCCTGTAATGGTTTATAAATTGCAATCACTTGCTGAACGTGTTAAACGACTTCAAATGTCATATTCTGAACTTTACAACTTGATTGTAGCTGAACTTACACAAGCTATTGTAAACAAAATTGTTGACCTTGCGCTTGTTGAGGGAGACGGAACAAACGGCTTTAAATCAATTGACAAAGAAGCAGACGATAAAAAAATCAAAAAAATTACTACAAAAGCCAAATCAGCTGGCAAAACTCCATTTGCTGACGCTATTGAAGAAGCAGTTGACTTTGTTCGTCCTACTGCTGGTCGTCGTTATTTGATTGTTAAAGCAGAAGACCGCAAAGCCTTGTTAGATGAGTTACGCCAAGCGCCTGCTAACGCTAACGTTCGCATTAAAAATGATGACGCTGAAATTGCTTCAGAAGTTGGAGTAGATGAAATCATTGTTTATACAGGTACAAAGGCTGTTAAACCTACTGTATTAGTAGACCAAAAATATCATATTGATATGCAAGACATTACAAAAGTTGACGCATTTGAATGGAAAACTAATAGCAACATGATTTTGGTTGAAACACTAACAAGCGGACATGTTGAAACTCACAACGCTGGTGCAGTAATTACAGTATCATAAGAATAAAACGGAGGAAGTAAATGATAGATTATATCAAGGTCTATTGTGGTATTCCGATTTTAGTAACAGCTTATGATAGTAAACTTATCTTATTCCGTTCAATAGCTATTAAATTGCTAGAAAAAAATGGTATTAAAGCTGACGAAACAAGTGTATTAGTTAAAGACTTCATCTCTTGTTATTGTCGGCTTAATATTGTTGATGAACCAGCAGAACAATGGCGAAATGCTGAAATGAAACGTTTGGCTTCTTTGCAAGAGTTAATGTATTATGGAGGTATTTAATGATATTTTCACAAGTAACATTGCAAGTTGAAACGACTGTTAAGAAGAAGAACGGTGCAGAAGCTAATGTTATAAAGCCTATCGTTTTACCAGCAGTTAAACAGAGAATTAGTCAGTTAAGACTTGATGAGTTTTCTATGATTGGACTAGGTAAAAATATAAGATACGAGCTTAACGGAATCGGAGAAATGGAAGACTTAATTTTCAACTATTTCTTGGACGAAAAAGGCGACACTTTCAAGCGTACAACATGGGAAAGAAACCCTAAAAATAACAAGATGATTTTAGAAGGAGTCGTGAGTAACGGGATATGAATGAATTTGATTCTTATATGGATTGGTACAACAATTTACTTACAATGCCTCTAAATGACATTATTTTAGGCGTTAAGGACACGATAGTAGACAAGACGGTATATTTATCGCTTAGTGATTCAAAGGTGCTTAAAATGGATAATACGAGCTTTGTCATGGGTTACTATTATCAAGTTGTTTTATCTGTTAAAGACGTTGATGATAAACTTGTTGGACTAGTCGGAGATGTTTTGCGAAACGGTTGGAATATGACAAACTGGTCAGAGAATAGCCATTTGTACAATTATACTGGAAGTGTTTATTTGCCTTGTGGTGCAGGTGGTCAACCATGGCAATGAATTTGCTTAATACAGCAAGCATAGCTAAAGAAATGCAAACTAAGGTAACAGAACGCTTGGGCGATTGGTTTGAAGCAGAGTTTAAAGCTAAGGCAAATGCTGCAGCCCGAAGGACTAGAGTAATCAGAAGCCACGGTCACACCTATACTTATGCTAGATATCAAAATACAGGTCAATTGTCAAGAAACTTAAAGCAAGTTAAAAAAGGCGATAAAGTAGTAGTAAACGCAGGGACTAGAGCTAATTATACTAATGGTTATCATGGTATGTATTTCTTGGTTGAAAAAAAAGGTATGGAAGACGTTAAAACAACATTGAAAAAAGGCTCTAATTATGCTAATTCAATGAAATTATAAAAGTAGAAAGTGGCTTAATTACATTTGATTGAAATTAACAATAATGGTATTTTTTAATGAGTTTAGATAATTTTAGAAATAGAACGATTATATGGGACACAGTCAACAAAGACTTTCCCCAGCCAATACAAGCAATGCAAGGCGATGTCAATGCTAGAACGTTATTAATTAAAATAGTTGATAATGGAGTTGAAACTGACTTAACTGGCCATTCGTTAAAACTTACATATCAATATACTAATGGCAGTAATTCAGGTTTTGTTATGATTCCTCCTAAGAACTTAGCTAAGGGAGAGTTTATTTTGGTAATTCCTACCGAAATGACAAAAGTTGGAGTTATTGAAGCGAACTTGATTCTTCTTAATGAAAGTTTAGAGCAAGTTATCGTCAGTAAGAATTTAACATTTATATCAGATAATTCTACGGTTACAGCTTTAGCTCAAAAAATAAATAATAATATTGATGATTTTACGAAATTATTATTAGAAAAAATGCCACAAGTACTGCGTAGTGAGTTGAATGATTTACATGCTCAAACTGATTCAAACAAGAGCAATATTGAGCTTAAAGCAAATTTAGCTGATATGACGAGCTTACAAAGTGCAATGACAGAGCTAAAAAATGAAGTAGAAGCATTTGGTATTAGTCCCGAAAATTTAGTGACTATAAAGTCGCTATTAGACGCCATCGCAAGTAACGCCAGTGAATCAGAAGTTGTTGAACTAATAAATTCAGTAAAAGTTTTAACAAGTAACATTTCTCTGATGAGTAACGGAGATTACTCCCCTAAAGCTAATCAAACTGATTTAGAAAGTTTACAGCATACTGTTAATAATCAATCAGCAACTGTTTCAACAAAAGCCAATCAAACTGATTTAGACAACTTACAAGCTACCGTTGATAAACAAGGTATTGCGATTTCAACAAAAGCTGAACAATCAGAGTTATCAATCACAAATAAAAATGTCGCAACTGCTCAAGAAACAGCAAAACAAGCTGAAAGTGAAGCTAAAAATGCAATGGCAAAGGCTACCGAAGCACAAGCGAACAGTTTATCACTTAATGGCGTCGCGGTAAGTGCGCTCAAACTGGCAACACCTAGAAAACTCCAAGTAAATCTTCAATCCTCATCATTTCAATACTTTGACGGGACTGATGACGCAACTAATATTGGAGTTTCAGGTGTGCTTCCTATTGAACATGGAGGTACTTCAACAAGTGACGGAGTTATAAACACAACTGCCTATGCCAAAAGCGCAGACGGTACGGTCGGCTTCACTACTGTTTATCCTAATTTGAACTTGTTGACTAATACGAAAATCACTCAGGGATATATCGATAGTGAATTTTGGGTTCCAATAGGTAATACTGAGTTAGCAGTTGGTTCTAATAATGGAATTAAAGTAATTAACAATGGCGGAGATATTGGCAGTATAGGCGGTTTCTCTTACGCAAAACCAATAAATGTAAATGTTGGCGATACTATCACACTTAGTTGTTATATAAGAAATACCGGAACGGTAGATATTAAAAACTTCTCAATTTCAATAGCATTCTACGGAAAATCTAGGTCATATCCTACTAAGGCTAACCTTGTAATTCCAAATGACGGCAAACCATACTTTTTCAGTTTCACGACTATTGTTCCAAGTGGTTCCGATGTAGCGATTCCACGTTGGTTTGATGTAGCAACTGCTGTTAATGAAAAGCATATTTTTGAAGTTGATGAAATGAAACTAGAACTAGGCTCAATCGCCACTCCTTGGCTGCCATCAGCTAGCGAAGTCACAATAAATGATTATCCAAAGTATGTAGGGTTTAGTAATAGCATTAAACCAAATAAGAAAAGTTCTGATTACAAATGGCTACCAATGGGGTTAGTATCAATTGATAGGGCTACAGGCTTACTCAAGCCTGCGGTTATAGGTATAGATTGCGCTGAAGCACACCCAGTTGGCTCAGTAGTCACAAATACTTCAAGTTCATCATCAGGATATTCCACAGGCAAATGGGAAAACATCGGTTCAGCAGTAATCGGTTCAACAACAATATATTATTGGAAACGCACTGCATAAAAAATAAAAAGGAAAATAAAAAATGAAATTAGATTATAACTCACGCGAGATTTTCTTTGGTAATGAAGCTCTAATCGTAGCTGATATGTCAAAGGGGAGTAACGGAAAACCAGAGTTCACTAACCATAAAATTGTAACTGGTTTAGTATCAGTTGGCGAAATGGAAGACCAAGCGGAAACCAATAGCTATCCAGCTGATGACGTGCCAGACCATGGAGTTAAAAAAGGCGCTACCTTACTTAAAGGCGAAATGGTATTCATTCAAACAGACCAAGCGCTTAAAGAAGACATTTTAGGTCAACAAAGAACAGCAAATGGCTTAGGTTGGTCTCCTACTGGTAATTGGAAACCGAAATGCGTTCAGTATCTTATTAAAGGGCGCAGACGTGATAAAGTTACAGGGGAGTTTATTGACGGTTATCGTGTAGTCGTTTATCCAAATTTGAGACCAACAGCAGAACCTACAAAAGAATCAGAAACAGACTCAGTAGACGGTGTAGACCCTATTCAATGGACTTTGGCAGTACAAGCGACTGAATCAGATATTTATTTAAATGAAGGTAAAAAAGTTCCTGCTATTGAATATGAAATTTGGGGAGACCAAGCAAAAGACTTTGCTAAGAAAATGGAAGCAGGCTTATTCATCATGCAACCTGACACGGAATTGGCTGGTACTGTTACATTAGTTGCTCCAACTCTTGCGAACGTTCAAACGAAAACTAAAGGGCACAATGACGGAACAATTGTCTTACCAGCTACTTTGAAAGATTCTGAAGGTCACGATGTAAAAGTAACATCAGTGATTAAGGACGCACATGGAGAAGTAGAAACCAACGGACAACTTGAGCCCGGTGTCCATACCGTAACGTTCTCCGCTGACGGTTATAAAGATGTTACCGCAGAAGTTTCTGTAACTGACCATTCATAAGACTAAAAACTAATTAAGTAAAGGAATATATACACAAAATGGCAAAACAATTGAGTACAGCACGTAAATTTAAAATGATTACAGGGAAAGACCTTTTCCAGCAACAAAAGGCAATGGATACAGAGCTTAAAAAAGAAGACGGAGAAATTACTGATGTAATGGAGTTCGTTCAATATGGTCTATACTTGGCTCTTTTTCAAGATAATATCGTAAAGGCTAAGAGCGACTTCTCTGACTTCCGTTCTAGCTTTGAGTTCGATACTGACGGTAAAGGACTCAAAGAACTTGTTGAACTGTGGCAGAAAGAAATTTAATGAGCTGAAAGGACTGTAAATGATTTTAAAACATGCAATTAGATACTTAGAACTAACTGGTTCGGACTTTATTACAGATTTGAAAGACTTCGCAGACCTACAAAATTCTTTTGTCGCTGGGTATATCCCTAATGACTTTACAGAGCAAATGGAGAGCTTTACAGACAAGTTATTGATACTTTGGGTAGATTGTAACGGAGGAATGCAAAACGCCTTAGATGATAAAACAGAGCTTCCTACAACTAACGAGTTAATCAATATCTTCTGTAAAACTGTTTTTATTAAAGAAAAAGAGGAAACGGAAGACGATACAGTCTTCTTTTCTTCTAGTTCATTGATTAAGAAAAAGAAAGATACTGTAAGGGAAAATAAAACCTTAGAACTTTTGACTGTTCTAGGCAATAATGAAATTGATATAACACAGTTCATGGAAATGGAACTAGAACTTGTTTATAAAATAATCGAACTTATTGCAGAGAAGAAGAAAGAGGAAAAAGAAAAAGAGAAAAGGCGTAAAAGAAAGGGCATGTAATGGCAAGTAATGCACAGTTTGAGGTCGAGATATACGGTAATACAACGAAATTCGAGAACTCACTTAAAGGCGTTAATACCGCAATGTCAGGGCTTAGAGGAGAAGCTAAAAACTTACGTGAAGCTCTAAAACTTGACCCAACAAATACAAGCAAAATGTCACAATTGCAGAAGAATTTACAAACGCAGTTGGGCTTATCACGTGACAAAGCAACAAAATTAAAAGAAGAGCTTGCTACTGTAGATAAAAGCTCGCCAGCAGGTCAAAAGAAATGGTTACAGCTTACTAGAGACTTAGGTACAGCGGAAACACAAGCTAATAGGCTAGAGGGCGAAATCAGGCAAGTAGAGAGTGCTATTAGTTCAGGCTCTTGGAACATTGAAGCTAAAATGGATACCAAGGGCGTTAATAGCGGAATTGACGGCATGAAGTCACGTTTTAGCAGTCTTAGAGAAATTGCGGTAGGTGCATTTAGGCAAATTGGTGCAAGTGCTGTTAGTGCTGTCGGTAATGGCTTAAAAGGTTGGGTATCTGACGCAATGGATACTCAAAAAGCCATGATTTCATTGCAAAATACAATGAAGTTCAAAGGCAATGGACAAGACTTTGACTATGTAAGCAAATCTATGCAGAATCTTGCTAAAGCTACAAATGCAAATACTGAAGATACTATTAAACTTTCAACGACCTTTATTGGTTTAGGAGATACTGCTAAAAAAGCGGTCGATAAAACAGAAGCATTAGTAAAAGCTAACCAAGCATTTGGTGGTACTGGCGAACAATTAAAAGGTGTAGTTCAGGCTTACGGTCAGATGTCAGCAAGTGGTAAAGTTACCGCTGAAAATATCAATCAGCTAACAGATAATAACACAGCTCTTGGTTCAGCTCTTAAATCAACCGTTATGGAAATGAACCCAGCTTTAAAACAGTATAGCTCGTTTGCAGAAGCTAGCGAAGAAGGTGCAATATCTGTTGAAATGCTAGACAAAGCTATGCAAAAGCTCGGTAAAGCAGGTGGTGGCGGAGTAACGACAATTAGCGACGCATGGGATAGCTTTAACGAAACATTATCGCTTGCTTTGCTTCCTACGCTTGACGCTTTAACACCTATCATTAGCGACTTAATAGACAAGATGTCTGACTGGGGAGAAAGTGCTGGTAAAGCTGTATCAAATGTAGTTAAGTATTTTCAAGACTTGTTTCAAAAACTGCAAGAAAATGCAGCCACTTTAGCTTTTTTAGAGGCTTGGGATAACATAAAAAGCGCATTTGATTCCATAGTTTCTATTATAGGAAACGTCATAAATTCATTTCTTGGAATAAATACAGAAACAACGAAAAACGCAACAAGTATAGATAACGTAGCAAAGAGCATAGCTGTATTTGCTGGTAAACTGTCAGAAATAACGAAAAAAATAGCTGATTTTTTGAAAAAAATTAGTGAAAGTAAAACTGCTATGTCAGTCTTAAAAGGAACTTTAGTAGTTCTTGCTAGTGCATTTGCAGCTTTCAAGGTAGCTACAGGTATATTAGGAGTAATAGACGCTTTTAAAACTATTGGAAGAGTTGCGAAATCGGCTATGGTTCCAGTAAAAGCCTTGTTTGGTTTAATTATTGCTAATCCGTTTGTTGCCATAGCTGTGGCAATTGCAGCGGTCGTTGCTGGCTTGATTTATTTCTTCACTCAAACCGAAACAGGTAAAAAGGCGTGGCAGAGTTTTGTAGACTTCTTATCGCAGTCAATTGAAGCTATTAAACAGTTCTTTACTGGGTTAGGTACTTGGTTTAGTGAGTTATGGACTTCCACAGTCGAGGGTACAAAAACCATATGGAACGGAATAACAGATTTTTTTAGTGGCTTATGGAATGGAATAGTGACGATTATAACTAATGTTTTCGCTACAATAGCTAGTGCAGTAACAGGCGCTTATAACTGGTTCGTCACAACTTTCCAACCATTAATTAGTTTTTATCAATCTATATTTAACCTAATAGGATCAATTATTAATGCAGCTTTCCAACTTATCTTGGCTATTATTCGCGGTGCTTACCAGTTAGTTATCGGTGCATGGAAAGGCCTATCAGGTTTCTTTGGTGGAATATTTAACGCTGTTAGTTCAGTAGCTTCGTCAGTATTTAGCGCGATCGGAAGTTTTGCTTCTAGTGCTTGGGGAGTAGTTCGCTCAATATGGAGTGCGGCAGCTGGTTTCTTTAGTGGCATATTCAACGCTGTTCGTGGTGTAGTAAGTGGAGTATTCAGTTCTCTTGGTGGCTTTGCTTCTAACGCATGGTCAAGGATTTCAGGTGTATTCAGCGGAGTCGCTAGCTTCTTTAGTGGAGTGTTCAATGGTGCTAGAAATGCAGTTAGTGGAGCATTCAGCGCCTTTGCTGGGTTCGCTTCTAATGCTTATAATGCAATAATAGGAGTATTCAGTGGGCTTGGTAGTTTCTTTAGCGGACTATTCGGCGGGATCAGTAGCATGATAAACAGCGTTCTAGGTGGTGTAACAAATACAATTAACAATATATCAGGAGCTATTAATGGTATCGCTGGTAAACTTGGCGGACTATTCAAAGGCTCTATGGTAGTGGGCTTAACAGATGTTAATTTATCTTCTAGCGGTTACGGTTTGAGTACGAACAGCGTATCAAGCGACAATAGAACATATAACACATTCAACGTGCAAGGCGGTGCTGGTCAAGATGTTTCTAACTTAGCGCGTGCAATCAGACGAGAATTTGAACTAGGGAGGGCTTAATGGTAAGACAGTACAAAATACATACCAACTTAGACGGAACAGGTGATAAAGTTTGGGACGTTACAAATGGAAAAGTTAGATTTTATCAGCCCTCTAATTTAGGGTTACAATCAACTAATAATATTTGGCAAAGTAACGGTGTCGGAGTAATGGGAACTCGCTCGATCACTCAATCTCAAATAGAGTTTAAGTTAGAAACGTTTGGCGAAAGTTTAGAAGAAAACTATCAATTAATGAAAGACTTTGTAAATGATATTCTTAGTAAAAAATTCGTTACACTTGAATATCAAACAGAGATTTTTCAAGTTTATGCTGATTTAGCTTTAGCAGATGTTACAAAGACAGAGGGTTATGGCAAAAACGGAACTTTTAGCGAAAAGATAACGTTCGATGTAATTACAAAGTGGTATACCTACGAAAACTTAACTTTTGAAAAAATTCAAAACGGTAAAGTCATCGCTGGTAAATCTAAAATTTATGGTGGAACAGCACCAGGACACTATAAATATATCAAAGGGATTTCTTACACTTATTATGGAGAATCAAATATAGAACGATTAAGTCGTTGGGATATAAAAGATGAAATATTTAGTTTTACGGGGATATTATATCCGCAACTTCCTAAAACACCTACTGGCGTTAGATTTTTAGACGATATCGGAAATGAATATACTGCAATTGTATTTAAGACTGAACAGGCGCTGGATTACATTTTAATCAATACAGATGTAAATGATGAAATTTATCAAGGCTGGAACGGAACGACTTCATTAAATTTGTTCCCTGTAATGGACTTTGAACGATACAGAACACGTATAATCAAACACGGTCAAATGGAGTTAATCAACTTAAGTAAGGCAGAATTTAAAATCAAGAGAAAGGCGGACTTCGTTTAATGTTAGAAGCTAATGTTTATGATAACTTTAACCCTAACTATTATAATATATCTGATTTTAATCTTCCTAACGGTAAAAAGGACAAAAGAGGTCTTCCGATACCTAAGGCAAGATGTCAAGTTATTAACTATGAATTGTGGGAAACAGGTTATCTTTACACTTCATCGGCTACATTGACCGTTTCTGTAGAAGTTGGCGATATTGTTCAAATTCTTTTTCCTGAAGTTGTTCCAATTGAGGAAACTCTAGGTAAAAAAAGAAACTTAAACTTAGATATGGTTTATCTTGTAACAAGTGTAGATGAAAGCAACAAAGCTACATTAAAAAACTATTTTTGGGCAATGATCGAAAGTCTTGATGTTCCGAATGCAATAACTAAAACGACAAACTCCGCTATCATTGACTATCTAATTGACCCTAATAAGAATAATTTAATGAGTTATGGCTATTTCTTCAATTCAACTATCTTTGCTGGAAAGGCTACGATTAACCGAAAAGCGGAAACTTCATCAGCTCATGACGTAGCAAAAAGGATATTTTCCAAGGTTCAATTTCAACCAACTACAACCATTCAACACGCTTCGTCTGAAACAGATCCTAGAAACTTGTTATTCATTAACTTCGCTTCTAGAAACTGGAACAGAAACAGAATCACGACAAGGATAGATTTCAAACAAAATGTGTCAATGGACACGGAAACAATAGTAGAACGTTCAGCTTATAATTTTGCTGTTGTGTTCGTTAAAAGTTCAAATGCAGATGACTACGTAGACCCTCCTAAAATGTATACAGCCAAAAACAACGGCGATATCATAGATTATAGCACTTATCACGGAGACGGTACAGACCTGCCAGAAGTAAGGGTGGCTAAAACATTATTTTATGATAGAGATGACCACGGAAATCCTCCTGATATGTCTACTATTAAAGCTGAAATTTCTCCCTCTACGATAGTCACAAGATTATTCTTTAATCAAAATGAGCTATTGCCTTTGTATGTTAATGACTTGGTTGATATATGGTATGACGGTAAACTGTATTCAGGATATATAGCAGACAGAGTTAAAACAGAGTTCAATGATAGACTTATTTTTGTAGAAAGTGGAGACAAACCAAATGTTATATGAGTATGTAGCTACTTACGGAGACAAATATAGAATAGATAGCTTCACAGGTTACAGAGAGCTACGTAAAGACCACTTAGAACTTTTATCAGGTAAAGTATACTACAATAGCAAAAACACGCTTAGAATCGAAACTACGCTCTTGTACGATGTCGGTCAATTTGTATCAATTGGTGGTTATCCGTATGGCGGTAGAAAATTTAGATTATTAGAGCTATCAATTACTGATAACCCAGTTTTAGATAAAGCGAAGATAATTTCAAGAAAGGTAAAAAAATGACAATTAAAAACTTTACGTTCTTCAGTCCAAGTGGCACAGAGTTTCCAGTAGGTTCAGACAATGACGGAAAATTATACATGATGTTGACTGGAATGGACTATGGAACAATCAGACGCAAAGACTGGACAAGCCCGTTAAATACTGCCCTCAACGTACAATACACCAATACTTCGATTGTAGCAGGAGGAAGATATTTTGAACTGTCAAATGAAACGGTAGCTCTAAAGGCAAATTCGGTTAATTATATTCATGCAAATATTGATTTATCTCAAACATTAAGCCCTGTAAGTTTATCAGCCGAAACCGTAGATAACAGTAATAAGGTAGACTTGAACAATAATTCAGGTGTCCTAAAGGTTTTGATTGATATCAGAACAACTGACGCAATGGGAGTTATTAAATCAGAAATTCCGAAACTAGTAACCACATTAGATGAAATTCATGCTAATTTTGTTAAGATTAATGGTTTAGGTCTATATCCTAATTATTCTAAAGATCAATGGACTATCGAACAAGTACAAGAAAACTTATTTCGTATTACGTGTTTTGTTACAAGTAGAGCAGACATAACAAACAATATAGGACAATTAAAAATGGGACCATACATTCAGAAGCCTACTTTACCTTCTGAATTTAATGAAATTAATTCTAGTGTTTCAATAGCAGACTCAAACAAGAGCGTTTGGCTAATGCGTGACGGTGCTGGTATTCGTTTTATATCCCCTAATAATCAAACTGGTGTAAATGCTGCAGCTAAATTTGAATTTATAGCAACTAAAAAATAGAAAAGGTACAAAAAATGGTAACTAGAATGATTTTAATAACTATCTTAATTTTGGCTATTTTATTCGCTACGTGGGTTAAAGATAGAGAAGCAATGAACCCACCTTTTAAACGTAGACTCGTAATTGATTTGACGGCTATTTTCTCCCTGTGGGTTTTGTATGCAGTCTTTTACTTTACGCGGACACCCTCAACTTCTGATATTGCTAAAACTGTGATTAACGTAGCTTTGTTGTATTTTGTAGGTCAATTTATTTATTTAATCGCAAAAATTAGCCCTATGTTTGACGGTTTAGTTAAACTTATTAAAAAGAATGGTGTAAGTATTCCTGAAGCTGAAGAAGAGCAAACGGAGGACAAAAAAGAATGAATATAACTAATGCTGGTGTACGTGGGCATAACCCTACTGGGGTTGTAATTCACAATGACGCAGGTTCAAATGGGGCTAACACTAGTTTTTATAATGGCTGGTTACCTAATCACGATCCAGCAAATGGCTTTGCTCATGTCTACGTTGCTTCTGACGGACGATTACAGGCTTCTGACTTCTCAAATATGGCATGGCATTGTGCTAACTCATACGGCAATGCAAATTATGCAAGTTGGGAAGTGTGCCAATCAGAGGGAGATTTAACCCAGTTTTTGAGAAATGAGCAAGCGGTACTAGATGACGTAGCTAAGTACATGAAACAATGGGGGCTAACTCCTAATCATGATACCGTGAAGTTACATCAAGAACTATCAAGCACAAGTTGCCCTAGACGTTCCGTAGAGGCACACGGTGGCACGGTAGAGAGTTGTCGCTCATACTTTATCGCAGAACTTAATAAACGTCTTACAGGGCAATCTAATGGCAATACCTCAAACAAAGGAAAAGGAAAAAAGAAAATGATTTTATTTAATACTGTTGATACTAAACGCGCTTATGTTTCGGACGGTGTATCTATTCGCTGGATTAAAACAGCACGCTTGCTTAAGACGTTCCAAAAGACGGCAGATATTACAGATGTAGTTTATCAAAAAGAATTAGATGATGAGTTTGGAAAAGCTAACACTTCAAAATAAAAAAAGACAGCTTTATAGCTGTTTTTCTTTTGTAAATAAAAATAATTACTCTCTTTTTTGTGGTTCAGTTGCTCACCTGATTAATAGCTTCAATAATATTATTGCCAGCATTTATTAGAATTTCATCACTTACAGTTACACTATTTCTTGAAAATAGCTCGTTCTCAATCTTCATAAAATGCATTGCTTTAGCTAAAAATTGAGCAGATGATTCATAATATAATGTTTCTAGTTCATCATCTGAAAGCTGTGTTAAGTCATCGTTAGCAAAAGTTGTTAGTTTTCGCTTAATCTCTTTGCCGTTGTCGTCTTCTTCTACGTAGTAACGCTTCATTTATTCATTCCTCTAATTTCAAATTTTTCAATAATATACCGTTTAGAACCTAACTCAAAACTGATTAGATAATTATTGAAAGGGTCTTTATTATTCAAGTCATTGGCAATCTTTCGTGCTGTTTGCTGTGGATATTTTGAGCTGTTTATCTGACTTGTATACTCGTGTAATATTATCTCATTGCCTCCCTTTGCATTTTACGCTTCAATCGTTGCTTATATAGATATTCTTTGCTTGGCTTCAAGCTATATAATAACTCATCTAATAAGTCCATGGCTTCTCCGTCTGTTCCTGAATTATTCATCTTTTTAAGTGTAAGCTCGTGCATTTCATCATCATTGAAAAACATAGTAAGATAAGGGAATGCTACGGTATTCGGTAAGCTCAAACGTGATTTAGTTACTTTTAGGTTAGGGTATTTACCTGTTTCAGCTTTAACTTTTAACTCAAACTGTGCCATTCCGATACCTTGCTCTTTTAGTACGCTAGTAATTCTTTCATATAATTCTTCATTTGTCATTATGCTATAACCTCAATTATTTCTGTATGTTTTTTAACTTCATATCTTTGTTCTTCTGGAAGCAATTCATTCCATTTTAAAGCCTCTTTTTTGTCATAAAACTTACGTGATTTAATTTCTTTTTCCAATATCCAAGATACTGTGTAGTATGTGAATTCATCTTTCATTATCCAATTACTCCTGTCTTTATGTTTAGTCTTTGCTGACTTGATAAGTGATATAAATTACACCACTTACAGTGATAAGCTCTAACTGGCACTTTGCCAGATTTCTTTTTGTTATGTTGGGCATTTGCTATTGAATATAAAGCGCCCATTTTTGTGTATTTACGTTTTTTACACATAATCTAACCACTCCTTTATCGTAAATAATTCAAAGCCATTTAACTTACTTTGTTTTTTAATTTCCACTTGATTTCTATCTAGGTCTGTCAGCAGTTCAATTACAGGCATACCGTTGTCAAGCCACCTGATGACTGTATTAGCTTTAAGCCCGAAATACTTAGCACATTGAGCCCTACAGCTAAAGTGTAGCTCTTCTTCCGTCACAGGGTTATAAGCTACTACCTTTACAGCTTTTTGCGTTGCCATTGTTTAATCCCCTTTCTATAAAATAATAGTATCAAATTACTTTCTATTTGTCAAGAATTAACTTTAGACCTCTTCAATAAATTCTAAGTATCTTTCATCAATCGCTTTTATTTCTTCTTTTGTAAACTCTGATTTAAAGTTATTTCTTTCTTCTTTAAAGCCGAGGAAGAGAAATTTTTCGCCTAGCTCATTTTTAAAAGAGTTTAAATATCCTTTTTTGTTGTTCATTAATTTAACGTTGTATTTTTCCATTTGTATCTCCTTTATTTCTATAAGACTATAATAACAAAAAAAGCTAATGCTGTCAAACATTAACTTTAATTTCAATTATTCTTCGTCTTTCCATTGTTTGAAATCATCAGCTATATCTTGTATAAAGCCCATAATATCGTCAGTAGTGTACTCTGTAAGCTCATTCTCGTTACTTAAGTTAGCTAGTTCTTTGGCATAGTCTAAGGCCTTATTGTGGTCTTTGTCGTAGCTTTCACCCTCTTTCTTGCCTGCTCTTACTAGATACTTCAATACCTGCATTGTATACCAGCCCACAAGCTCTTCATAGTTAAAATTATGTTTCAAGTATTCGTTAAGTTCCACGCCGTATTCATTGGCATAGTGCTTATTTGTACCGTAATTCATTAGATGATTCCTCCAAGCCATGTAATAGTCAAAATTGCAATCATAGCCAGCCATGCAATAGCGATAAGTGTAAAGCTGACACCTGCAACTATCATTAAAGTTTTTACTGTATCTTTCATTTTGTTCTCCTTAATTTGATTGTCTGTATTTTTCCATAACATCAGGGTATTTACTGACAAATTGCAACTGTTCTTGATGTAAACGACTTGACCAATGGAATAGCCTATCAATTTCAGCTAAAGAGTCAAACTTTTCATACATCTCTTTAATGTAAAATTCTGCATTCCCTAATGACTTCCAATGCGCTGATGTTCTAACTGTATTCCCATTTTCAGCAAGTTTTTGTGCGTTGATATCAGCCTTTTCTTTTTTCTTCATCAGGCTATCAATCTCTTTAAATATAATCTTTAACAATTTCACTTGATAGCTTTGCACTATTTCTTCAGTTGTCATCTCTGCACCTCTTTCATAATTACATTCTATCAAATTACTTTTACTTTGTCAAATATTAACTGTTTTTAACCATAAATAATTTCTCACATTTATCATTTCTTGTTCCACCTTCCAAAGTGCTATGTGCTTTATCAAAAGAATATACAACTTCAAAACGTTCATCTGAAATTGAATAACTTGAAATTATCACGATATTAGTTTTAGCTATTTCAAATGCCCAGTCATAAAACTCTTGACTATCGAATGAATTGATATAACCTTTTTGGTGACTTCCTTCATAAGGTGGGTCAAGATATAATATAGCTCCAGAAACTTCGCTAAAATCATGATAACTTTTATTCGTTGCTTTTGCTTCGTCAAGTTGTTGAAGTCGTTCAAGTTGTTGAAGTCGTTGAAATTGTTCAAGTTGTTTAAGTTGTTGGAGTTGTTGGAGTTGTTGGAGTTGTTCAAGTTGTTGGAATCGTTGGCGTCGTTCAAGTTGTTCAAGTCTAAGGAGCTTAACAATCGATCTCTTATATGTTTCTGTCTGTGTATAACCGCTAAAAACGTCATGTTTTTCAATAATTTCTTTAGCTATATTATATTTCAAATCTGAAACTCCTTTAGAATATAAATAACTCTTCTTATCATTCCCAAAAGAGTTGACTAGCAACTTCAAAAAGTCGTCTGTTGTCTTGTTCTCTTTCGCTTTAATCTCGAAGAACTCATCTCTTGAAACAATAAGAGTTTTAATCCACTCACGGTCTTGTGATATAACTCGTTCAAATGCGTTGGTTATATCCTTATCCAAGTCATTATAATGCACTTCTAAACCATTTAAAACACATTCGGCTGTAATTGCTCCGCCTCCTCCGAAGATGTCGTATATCGGCTTGTCTGTGCCAAAGTTCTGTTTGATAATTTCAACTATTTTCTTGCTTATCTTTTTTTTGCTTCCTTGATACGGCAGTCCGATTGGTTTGCCTTTTCTGATTTTCTTCTCGTCTAACTTAAGCATTATTTATTGTCTTTCTAGTTTGGTGAAATTTATTCCACTTTTCTATAAACGCTAGCAACTTAGGTTCATCATATTCGGTAAATAGCTCAACCTGTGATGTATACCAACAGTGCAAACAGCGATCGCAACTATAACAGATATTTGTGTGTCCTCTACAATCTTTGCAAACTCCTAAGCCATTACTCGTTGGAATATCGAAGCAATGGCAATATCTTTTATCATTAAAGTATTTACTCATCTATTTACTTCCTTTCGTTTTAATCAGGTCAACTAATGCAAAAAAAGCATATAGTCCAATTCCGATTAGTGCTATTATAATAATTTTACCAACTACTGATTCAATACTCATTTATTTCTCCTTTATTCTATATACTATTATAAGCTATTTTCTTTTAATTATCAAGCGATAAGTGCCATGAACCACTAATAAAACAATTGTTATTATAAACAGTGGTGGAATAAATACAGTTACTGCAAACCAAATAATAGATACTAAAGTGTAGATCATGATTTTAAGTATCAGTTTACCTGTTTTAGTTTCTTGAAAAGTTATATTCTCATCTAATGATGAATCATCTTCTGTTGAATTACCGTAAAATATTTTGTCCTCATTTACTTCATATTGATTACCGCAATAATCACATTTACCATTAGTCATTGAGTGAGCGCCACAGGTTTGACATTCTACTATTTCCATTGTTATTACCTCTTTCATTTATTGAAATCATTATATCAAAAAAAACTCTAAGCCGTCAAGCCTAAAGTTTTATATGATGTTATTGTTTACTTTTTATAAATATGGGGAAGCCAATAAAGTTTACTTAGCACTCTGTATCCATTTTTTTGAAGCCATTTACCAGCAATTATATAACTTTCCATACTTCCGTCAAATGCTTCCATTTTTTCTCTTAGTTCTTTTTCAATTCTTGGTTCTTTTTCAGTAGGGTGCAATATAAACTTTTCAACCATTTAAGCCTCTTTCAATTTATTCTTGAACCAGATGATTCGTTCTTTGAACCAAGCGTCGACTCCTTCAGGACGTAGCCATTTCCCTTGTTTAACTCCGTTCTTTTCCATGAACTCAATCACTTTAGTTGGAGTTTCTAGGTCGTCCCACATAGTATATTGTTTTGCTGAATTGAATTTACTAAACATTTCAAGCGTTTCGATGTAGCTATCTTTCAAAAGTTCCGTGTCAAGCAATTTTTGGGCCTTCTCAGCACGTTTAGCAAGTCGTTCGTTAGCTTGTTCCAGTTGCTCCTTTTGTCGCTGTAAGCTCAAATTATGATTGATATAAGCAATTTGCTGTGCATGTCTTCCAAGTTTTCCCTGCGTGTTAAGCTCAATCAGTTTAGCCATTCCCTCGCCAAGAATTTCATCAGCTACAAGATTATACTTGTATTTTTTATTTGTGTTTCTTACGTAGTTATCAAGCGTTTGTTTAATTTTAAGTTTTTTGTGTAATTCTCGTAGTGTTGTCAATTTAATACTCCCTCATATATTTTACCAAACTTCAAAGCGTTAATCTTAACTAACTTCTTCAAGTCTGATATAAATTGCTGTTCTTCGTCAAAGTCAAATGGCATTGATACATTTTCCTTGATCCAAGTGAAAGCTCCGTCAAAGTCTTGTTTAAGTAAGCTCATCTTATCCACGATGTCGATGATTTGCTCTCTCTCTTCTGCTGTGTACATATAACCAACTTTCTAGAAAGGAAGTTCTGATTCATCAACTTCAATCGGTTCAGATTTTCCAAATAAGTCCTGTTTAGCTTGTGATTGACTACTATTATCATTAGAGATAAACACTTTTTCAACTGTGGGGAAAACAAAGTTATAATTTACGTATTCGCCTGATTCCTTAGCTTGTACACGACCGCTGACCGTTACTGTGTCTCCTAATTGAATGAAGTCAGGCAAGAAAGCCGAACCGTACGCAACTTTTACGTTAGAACCCTTTTCTTTTTCAAATAATGGAACAGAAATAATTTTCTTATCGCCTTTTGCTGTATTTACTGTACGTGTATTTTTTTCGTTCGCTTGTGCTGTTACTGTGATAATTGTCATTTAATTATTCTCCTTTTTCTGCTTCTTGCTGTGCTAACCAAATCGTCATGATGTCGGTAATTTCTTTTTTAGTCTTATTTTTCAAGCTATCGATATTTTGGTATCCTAGCTGTTCAGCTCGTTTGATAAGTGGCTGAATCTCGCGAAGCCGTTGTTTTTCTGCTTCAAGCTCTTTTTGCTCCTCTGTCATGTCGGGGAGGTCTTCACCTGAATATATGTATAAACCAAGTCCAAACATAGCTAAGTTTTTAACTAAACAACGCATGATGGTTTTATTTACATCAAACATTGAAGCTGGTTCGACTGTTTTTTCTCCGAACTTAGTCTTATAAGTATAAGAATCAAACTTCATTGCCTTGTTAGCTCCGTCCATTACCGGTAACCACATTTCATGTGTGATATCATCAACCGTAACAGAAGTGAATACCATAATGCCTAGAGAATTATCATATAGATATGGAACTAGTTTCCCTTTACCGTCATCAAATTTTTTAATCTCGTAAGTAGCAGTAGGACAAACTTTTTTAAATTCAGCCCAAGCCCAAGACCAAGAAAGATAGCTTAGTGAAGTTTTTCCTGTCTTTTTTTGTTCGACTTTACTATTTACGTTAATTGCATTAAGTTGTTCAAATACGCTCATTTTTCCTCCATTTATAGCCTCCTGCGCTTTTTAGTTTTCCACTGCAACAACTGCTTATATCTCCGGCGTTAGTTCCTGTTTCTTGTCCTGCTTGTTTAATTGACTCAAATTCATTTAATACATTGTCGTTTAGGTCTAATTGAATGACTTTTTTAAAGAGTTTTTCAGCAACCCTTTTTATTCTCGTACCGTGTACGTTATTTTCTTTTACACTACACCATTCAAGATTTTTTAAATCGTTATTTAACTTGTTTTCGTCAATGTGATTTACGCAAGGTTTTCCTTCAGGATTGTCTATAAAAGCAGTCGCTATAATTCTATGCAAAAACAGATATTTCTGTTTATTATTTTTGTATAAGCCATGCCTTAAATATCCATATTCAGTAAGCTTAGGTTTAAGTATTCTACCACTTTTTATATTTCTGACCTTGCCTAAATTAGACACTTCATAATTATCAAAACCCTCAATTTTAACAAAAGTTTCAACTTCGCTCATTTTCTCCTCTTTCCACGATAAATACGTCCCCTTGCCTTGTAATTTCGATATTATACTTAAGCATTGGTAAAATATATCCGTCGTCCCAATAATTCCACAAGTCATTTATTAGGCCATACAGGCACTCGTTAGGCCCAGCTCTATACTTCGTCTCGTTCATCTCTTCGAGCTCTTTAGACAACTTCCTGACGCCTCTAGCATAATGTTTACTTGCTTTTTCTTCTGCCCTTAAACTTTTGTAATTGCTTTTCATAAATGAAATTCCTAATATCGTCTTTCTGCTGTTTTTCCTCTTTATCAGACCAGCCAACTTTTTGACCTTTTCGCTTGCCACTTTGATAAACTCGTCTGTTATCATCAGGAAAGCCATTTTTCTCGAAGTATATTCGAGCATATTCAAAGTAATTTAAGCTATTGATATACTGCTGACTTCCCTTTTTATGATAATTGAGAGTCATTAATCGCCTTTCAGCTAGTGATTCAAAAGATGTTATCATTAGTTCTCCTTTATTTTTATATATACTATTATATCAAAATTATTTATTATTATCAAGCATTAGATGATATTTTTTTATTTATTTCTGCTTTTAATTGCAAGGCTCTAACTAATGCACGTTTAGAATAATCATTTTCGCAAGCTGTATGCAATTTCTTTGACTGTCTGACTAGAAATTCAGCACGACCAAGCCATACTTTTAAAAGTTCGTCATTGTGCCATTCAGCTTTTATCATTTCATCTAATGCACGATATAGCCAGCCATACACTTCAGCATGTAAATTAATAGCTTTGTTCTTGTAGTCGTTCATTGAGTTCATTTTTTGCTCTCTCTATTAATTCAAAGTCATCACTGTATAAAACAGGTTTTGAATATTGTTCATTTATGTTAAATCTTGAATAATAGTCATAGAAGTATTCATTTACTTTTTCGTGGTAATAAACAACGTATTTTTTATCACTCATTTTCTGTTACCTTTCCTTGCTCTTTAGCTAAGTCTAAGAAAGCCTGTGCCGATTCTTTCGTCGTTTCGATCGGAGTTTCAACCTTGACTTTTTCCACTAGTTCGCTATCAGGTTCTTTTTTATCTTGTTCAATTGATGTAAAAGCCGAACCAACATATCCCCAAAGAATTTCATTATTGAAGGCAAAGTTTCTAGCAAATACTTTCATGATAGAATATCTGTTTTTAGTCTTACTATTAATTTTAGGCGACATAGTAAAAGCTATCTCGTACCAAGAAGGGATTGTCGTAGCTCCCAATATATGGCTTGGAATGATACGAAAATCACGTTCTGTTAAAGACTGTTCGCCAGCTTGTTTTCTAGCATGTGCCACAATCATAAACGTCACATACTTGTCGTGCTTCATATCTAAAGTATTTCTAAGGTTTGTAATTCCTCTTAGGACTTCTGCCATTGGTTGATTTGCATTGATTATATCGTTATCTTCTAACAAGTCTTTGAGAGGGTCTAATATAACAAGTCCAATGTCTTTTTCTAGTATGAAGTTATATAGCTCTCTAAGCCCTACATTGTGCTTTTTCCCTTGGCTGTCATATTTCCATGTATCAAGTTTAAAAGCTCCACCGTGTAAGAAATACAAGTTATCAGGACTATCTCTTCTTGAACCTTTCAAACGCTGATGTTCTGTCAGTCTGCTATTCTCGTTCTGAATAAATAACACGTTAGTTTTAGTTGTTTCTCTGCCAGCGAACGGTTCGCCAAGTGCCATTGCCTGCGCTAAGTCTTGCGCTAGTGATGACTTCATGCTCTTCTCGCTACCTGTTATAAGACCGAGTGAACCTTTAGGCAATATATCTTGTACATTCCAAAGAAAACCTCCTGCAAAGTCATCTGATTCTTTAAGTTCCTTAGCTGTGCTTACTTTATCAAATAGACTAGTCACTAGTCACCTCCATTGGCTCTGATTCTACGCAATAAACTTTGAATGGTTTTTCTTCTTTTACTCCATTTCCGAAAAATAGCTCCCATTGATAATTTAATAAAACGCAAGTCTTAATAGCTTCATGTTTTTTTGTATAAAGAGATAATCGTTTTCCGCTATAATTTTTAGCAACTATGTCTTTATTAGTTGTTGGTGCCACATAGTAAATTTTCATTTATTTCTCCTTTAGTATATAATATCAAAAAAGACTTGAAAAGTCAAGCCTTAAGTGCTATTTAATGCAGTGTGATATTGACCAGCCACAACCACTACATTTAATGCTTTTCAGTTTGTAAGGTTTGTGTTTTTGAACCAAGATAAATCAATTTCATTAGCTAAATCAGCTATCTCTTTCAAGGCTTCCTCGTCTGTCATACATTTTGAATCACATTCTTTAAGTTTGCGTTCGATTTCATCAGCTGTTTCGATCGCCTCTTCTAATGATTGAGTTGTGTTAAAGTTTTTCATATTTTCTCCTTTTCTTATCCCATAGTATCAAATTATCTTACATTTGTCAAATATTAAATTCTATTCTGTGCTACTTTTTTAGATAGCCCTTAGCCCTTATCGTGTCGTATAATCCCAGCAAGTTAAAAGAAAAGAAACTTAATTTCAAAACTTTTCTATAAATAACTCTGTCAGACTTCTACGCGTCACGGAGTGTTTCTGTTCACGACACTCATGGAACTCATAATCTTTTATTTCATGCTACGCTCTAGGCTATTTGTAAAGTAATCACATTTTCAATTTGAGTCTAGGTTTTAAGCAACTATCCTGACCCTCAAGCGTAAGATTATAAATGACTTTCGATATTTTCAACTTTATTCAATATTGAATTCTCTACTTACATTAGTTACAAGTCATTCAGCAACTAACTATTTAATTACATAGATAATAATAACATAGACATTTTCACTTGTCAAGTATTAGATACTTATATTTTAACATATTGTATTTTACACTTTGAGTTATCCTATGTTATGTAAATTACAAATCGCTATACAATGGTCTTTACTCTTGTTTTCTTAAACCTTTCACAATTCCAGTACAAGATAAAATGATTATCAAACACTCCGGAATTCCTTTAGAAATCTTACAAACAATAAGCTAATTGTGCTTACTGATATCATACTTTACAAACAGGACACTCAATGCACTTACATTCTGTCACTTCTAGTCAAATTGCGGTTAAGCGTAAAACAAAAGCCCTAAGGGGCTAATTTCTTTTTTTTAATATAATTTATTTATTTTCTCCTAAATCAAAATGTATTGCTGGCTGATTGTTCCATAGTTCTAATGTTTCCTTATCTGTTGCTGGCTGATTCATGTATTCTCTGTTCATTCTATCTCTTGTATTAGCTACTTTAAGTTTAATACGCTTTTTGTATTCCTGCTGTCGTAAGTACATCAGATATTTATCTCTAGCCATAGTTACCTCCTATAAAGAGTATAACATAAAATGCCTACAAAGTCAATCATAGTTTACATAACAGAGGATAACACTACTCCAAAAAGTGCATTTGATATAATATATACAGAAGTTAAGAGAGGAAAGCAAATGACAGAAGAACAGCTACTATTTAAGCAAGAAACATTGTCAGAAGTTGACTTTAACGAGTTCTTACTTAACGCTGTTGAATGTGGTTTGATTAATCTTGATACAGCTTTAATTTTTAAGGGAGAATAAAGAAATGAATAAAGAGCATATTTTAGCACAAAAAGAAGTATTAACTCCGATTGAGTACGAACACTATGTTAAACACTTATTTGACATTGGAGAAATTACTAAAGAGCTTTATATTGAATTGAGTTCTGACTTATGAGCAAAGCCTTAGCAATTGACTTCAGTACATCTAATACTGGTTATGCGTTTCGCAATCCTTTAACAAATGAGTATGTAGTTGGTTCAATCGCAGGTGGTAAAAGTAAAGACCCTTTGGAACGTGCAAAGATAATTGCTGACGGCATAACAGAAATTATTGAGCATTATAACTTATTTGACTACTTTATTTATATCGAAGAGCCTATCATCACGTTCAAGTCTAAGGGTAATATATCACTGATTAGAGCTAACGGTTCGTTCTTAGGAGTAATGCGCAACCGTCATAATATTGGGTATGTTGATGTACCAAATTCTAAATGGTGCGGTTATCATCTTATTAAAGGTAAGAGTGCAATGCGAAAAGTACAAAGCATTGAGATACTCAAGAGCTATAACATAGTACCTGATGATGATATCAATGATGACCAAGCAGACGCGTTCTGTATCTTGCTATATGTAGAAAGTCAGGATAAGTAAATGATTGTAATTAATATTGCCTTGATTATTCTTGGTATTTTATATGGTGTAGGTTCAGTTACCAACTTTAAAGAGTGGTACTATCGCCATGACTATCTAGCTATTGCATTGAGTGTGTTTACATCTATCTTATTAGTAGTGGCTGGAGTATTAAACGTGGTGCGCTAA